GAGGAAGATAGGAAATAAGGTTCAGAGTGAACCCCAAGCTCCTATATCGACCCACTCTGGGATAGAGTGGACTCGCTCTCGTATCGTCCAGACCCCACGGTGAGAGAACTTACCGTGAGTAGGACTGTCCTTAGCATACAACCAGGAGGCCAAAAGCAAAGCTCCGACCTTCCTTCCATGCGTCTTTCGGGGTACAGTGTCTAAACACTTCACCCTATGAGCATGACCATTCCACGTCCGATGTTTCTTTTCGGATTGTGGAATCCAGAACACTCCTGACGCGTTTGCAGGCCCAAAAAACCGAAGTTCCTTGGGTACTTGCGAGACGCAGAACAGCCAGGCGTTGCGGTAGCGTGGATCACTCCACATTCCCTCAGTCCACCTGGTCGAGTGTTGGCGCAAAGAGTTGGCGATGTTCATCCAACCCAATGGGCCGTCTGGTACCTCCTTGAGGAAGTAGGGGCGTACGTTAAGACCACGAAAGAAATCTTCACCACAAGACTCTCTGAAAGGCCCCGTAGCGAACGACTTCTTAGCGTTGACCTTAAAACCGCAGAAAGCGAATACCTCAACTACGCGTCGGTAAATACTGACGTCGCAGATGATATCATCGCCGTATACGGAGATAGGCTCGCTAGAATCTACTTCAGCTGCTACCGCCTTCACCAGAGCCCAGAATAACAGGGACTCAAGCTCAAAGGTAAATCCATTACCCATAGACGAAAACTTCTCCCACATAAAGTAGGAATCGTCAAGACGGCCGAACTTACAGCGGGCCCTGTCTAACAACAGGAACCACTCGTCGGGAAGCAGCTTGCGGACAAGCTCAGTTGCGATCGTATCACTCGCACTTTCTAAATCAATAGTGCAGAGTGACCCATCGATCGCGCCTTTCCGTGCTAATGCGCGGTTTCGGCCCTGATCACTTAAGTCCACCCCATGTTTCCGGAGCTTCCTTCGGATCACAGAACCTATCCCCTTTTGGAGGAAGGCGTTAATCGTAGGTTCGACAGCAATCGCTCTATCCGTTTTCGAGTTCTTCGGAACGAAAGCGACCTTGTTGCCCCGAGTCGCCACTAAGGCGTTTGGAATCACCGAACAGGCTAAAGGAAGCCCCGTCAGGTCATCTACAGCCCCCAATACAACGGAGGGCCACGGGTGCCACGCGTTTATCACGTGGTGAGCAACAGGCAACAACTCTGGAGTCACCTCAGGGACTGAGGCGAATTTGTCGTAACCAGTGGTCCGCCGCCCTTTGCAGGATGACGACACACCAGGACCCCAACCGCATGAATCAATGATTGACTCATACGGAACTTCACCTAGGACGGAAGCGATGAGACGGCCTGCGGTATGAAATATACCGTTGATACCGTCAGGGGAAGACCCCCTTATTATCGTAACCACGCGGCGATTCGTCGCGCGGCACGCTTCTTCAGACTCACGAAACTTAGCGATCGCCTTCTCCCTGGGGCTTGGAAGCCCTGAAAGGAAGTTAGCTTTCGACAAAAGCTTCGTGGCCTGGTAGTCCAGAGCAAAACGGGCACCGTCCGAGTAGTCGGCTGGGTCTACATCAAGCTCCACCAGCTGATCGTGCTCTCCATGAAGGAAAAGCAACCAGCTTGTAAGAGCTCTAGGAGTCCCCAACCCTTCCAGGGTACGGTGAACCAGCTTGGCCATTGGATGGCCGAGGTCATGTAGCTTAGCAGACATAACAATCCCACCTGTTCAATTGGCGTCATATATCGCCTCAATCCACCCTTAGTAGGGAGGGTCGAGATCGACAACGGCGCTGTTGATGGTTGCATTGGCCAGGGCGTTTTTGACCAGCGTGATCAGATCCTTACGGTTCTGAACAGAGCTCGCGCTTGGAAGCACGAACTCGATACTGGCGAAACACTCGTACGCTGCAACCGGTACAGGTTGGATCCCGGTCGTGGTGGTGGGTGCCGTCACCGCGAGGGTCGGCAGGGCCAAACGGATGGTCACTTTTTGAGCACCATTCTTTTTGTCAGCAAAGCGAGTGCCAATGGTCAGGATATTAAACCCTGCCACGACGCCCGCCGACCGGTCCTGGTAGGTAACCAGTTCCGGTGCGACGCGAGATGGAGCAAATGTGTGAGCTACCGGAGTGGTGGCCCCGTCGTTGATCACAATATTAGATACTTGTGCCATTTTGTTTCCTTAACGGATAGTCCGTTGAAGTAAGGACGCAACTGTTGTTAGTTGGCCCGTATTTAAGTTACCACCAACCGCAGGTGCGATCGGTAGGCCAGTTGAGACGCGTCTCGTATAATTCTCGCGTATCCATTCCACGGTGTGGTTTGGGTCGTTTGCGAATCGAACGTCGCGCGTTTTTGTGCTGGTCCACCGCGTCACCGAACTCAACCCGAGGGTAGAATCCATATACGATAGGTAGGACCCAATCGGCAAAAACCAATCCACAATGAACGACAGGGGAACAAGTTCCCAAGCCGCCAGAACCGGGTTGGTCAAGCCGAGTTGTTGCAGTGATCTAAGCTCAGGACTGCGGACATAACCGATCACCCCAGCTCGATACCAAGAGCCGTAGGGACCGATTTGCTTCCGAGCACTTGCTGTGACCACTTCCCCAGCCTGCATCTTGCTGTGATACGCTTCGACAGCTCCGTAGCAATCGTTGATGATCGGTTTGATCCCGAACTGATACTCTAACCAAGAATTGGAAAGAAGATCAACTGGGTTCCGATACATGTCCCGATTACGGCGAAGGCGCTTAGACGCATTCTGACTTAGTTCAGATTTGAACAGCTTTGATGCACCAACGAAATCACCTCGACGAATCATCCGGAGACCCCGAAGGAGAAGACCCGCTCGTTGCGCTATGTAAGCCACAGTTTCGCGACCCTCACCTAGGGTTACCAAAGTGTTAAGGTGCCCATTGGCAAGTTTTCCCTCCGCACGCAACAGCAGAGCATTGAGCTCAGCGCTATGATTACGCACGGAGGAAACCGTCGTAGTGCCATACCTCGTACCTAACGTCTCGTAGTAACGATTCGTTTGTTCATCCTTTCCAGTAGTATAGGAATGGAGGGTATTGAAGTACCACTCGCTGGACGACGTTATGCCGGTAACGGTAGGAAACGAAGGTTTCGGCCTGGATTGAACCCCAGCCCATTCCCTTTTGCTCCCCCCCACTCTTACTAAACGTTCAGAGTGGGTACCGTACCAGTAGTCGATCGTGGCTGTCGCCATAATCGGGCTGTCGTAACTTAATGGCATAAGATGGCCTCCAGTTTGTCTGGTCGCCACCCTGGTCCGGGAAGGACCTCGCTCCCTTGTGGGGGGCGACAACGCGGATTAACCGCATCGATACCGTCTCACGACGGTGTTTAGAAGGTCCCCTCTAAGGTACAGGATTAATGCTCGCCGGCTTATCAAAGCTCGAGTTTTGGTCCTTACCCGGCACCCAGGAGTACGGTGCCAGGCCCTTGAGGGGG